CCACCGCCTCCTCCAGCCACTACAAGGTAATTTACAGCAGAAGGCGCAACAGAGGGTAGAGTAAAACTTCTGTGATTGCTTACCGCTGCTAGAATGGAACCACTCATATTACGTCAGCCCGCTACCTGAAATTAACCAAGTTGTTGCTGTCATTTTAATTGCTGTAGCAGAGCCGTATTGTGCAAGACTGCGTGAACCGGTGGTACCAGCAGAACTTAGGTACATTGTATCGGTTGTAATTGCAATTGTAACTACTTGGGATGTCATGTTAATAAAGGCAATAGCAGTACCAATGGGGTATGCTACCGTACCATTTGCAGGAATAGTGAATGTTCTTGCGTTAGCATCTGAAGCGGGGTGGAAGATAATTTTTCCTGAGTCTGCTAGCACCGTTGTGTATGCTGCACTTTGACTGTTTACAGGAAGGTTTCTAAAGCCAACAGCATCAGTGCCATCAACTGTGGTACCAGTACCCATTGTGGCGGATACCAGGTTTCTTGAATCGTCTACGACGGTTGTTCCGCCTACTTTAATTGCCATCTTCGTTTCCTTTGTTGTTGAAGTATAACTCGGCTTAAGCTATGTATTATTTATACAGTAAGTTATTGAGTCTACGGGTTAAGTAACACTAACTAAGTATGCCAGCTCTGCGGGAATTGCAGGATATACCGGATAAAATACATCCGGTGTTGACGTCATGTCTCTCAATGCTTGTCTGTAGGTAGCTATTGTTGTCTTCTTTTCATCTGAATAACTGTTCCATCTATCAATGGTAACATCAGCATCGGTTTTAGCTAGAAGTGTATTTCTTCTCTTACGAATTAACTCTTTTGCTACCTCTGTGGCTAAGGCTGTTACTGAACCGCTAACGGTGATACCTGCACTTGAAGTAGCTTCAGGAGTAAGAAATCCTCGGTCCGGATTATTACTCCATGCAAGATCGGCCAGTGTCACATCAGACGCATCTGAGAGTCCAGTGATGTTACCCCATACTGCAGGAATTAGGGTGTACTCAAGGGCAACCTTGTCTTGTAGGTTGCACAAATAATACCATTTAGTATTTGCCATTTTTTACTCTCTATGTTCGTATGGACATGTCATCTTATATGACTTCTTGCTATGTAAGTATCTCGTGTAATAATGATTAAGCCTAGAGGCAAAATTATGAACCGCTTTGTCTGCCTCATGTGCTGTTGCTTTTCCACAAACTGCTGTCATTTCCTCGCGCTTAAAAGGTAATATATGTAAGATTGGGGTACCAACTGGTATAACAAACTCACATTCTTTAATTACTGAAAATACAAGGTTGATTGTATGATATTTATCAAAGTCAACTACTCCAGGGTATATAAAAATCTTATCTAAAAAATCGGAATGCATTAACGCCGGTAGAACGTATGCTGAATATCCAGGCTTTGCTTCTATGAACCATGGCTGGGGTATTTTTAATGATGCTTTCTTTACTTTTTCTATTTTTGCCCAACCCTCCACCAGTGCATGTTCAAAGTTTTGAGCTTGAAACCGTTCTGCAGTATCCTTGGGTCCGACACCATGACCAACCTTAACCACAACCCCGCTTCCATTAGCCTTTATTTCATAATCGCAATGGGCAGTAATAATATAACCAGCACTTGAGTAGTCCTGCATCCCTGGACACGCAGTAAACTTTTTATTAGCCGGCTGTCTATTCATCCAATCTGCTTTTATTTTTGCAGCTGCTACTACTGGGGTCGCAATAGAGTAATCCCCTATGTGGGATTTAAATTTAAACGTTGGAACTTCTTCTTTAAATAACTTATTATAAAGGTTAGTAAATATACTCACGATCTTGGTTCCCTTAATTCTTTACTATAGTAACTACGACGGTTCATTTGACTTTTATGTATTTTCTCTATCTCTGATGCTTCTTTTTCACTCATTACCCGGACTGAGGCCTTACGCTCTGCATCCGCCCTCTTAATTGGGATACAAGTTACCAGTGGGGTACCAGCTAGTACTACATCATCATAATCTTTTAAATGCCAAATAGCAGGAAAGTTAACTTCCTTGGGATACCTATCGGTATCTACCAGCCCAGACAAACAGGTAAATCTTGGTTCGATATGATTTAAGGGGGGAATGAATAAGGTAGAGTAACCTGGTGCTGTCTTTATAACCCATTTATTAATAAATTTAACTGCCGGGCCTGGATATGTTGGAGATGTCTTTCCTCCAAGCTGGGCTATATCATGGAATTGTGCCACAGGATCTCGTGTAGAGGAATTTACAGGGGCATCAATTAATGCACCTGTCTTGTTTGTTCTTATACTTACATCACCAAAAGTTGGAATAATAAAACCAACAGACATTGCGTCTACAAGAGGCAAACATTTTTTGGCTGTCATTACCTTAGCACCAAAAGTATCTCTATGTGTATCTATTGTTGGTGGAATCTTTTTAAACCAATCGGGCATCATCTTGTATGCAGGAACTGGTTCGGGAATAACACCGAAGTATTTAGGTTCACAGTAGAATTCTATAAGTTCTGATTTAAAGAAAAGCCTTAAGTTCATACCCACTTACTCCCCATACCCCACGTCACAAGATTATTTCTAACCCCGGCGGTAACAGGTTTTACTTTATGAGGAATATAGGAGTGAAAGACAACTACATCACCTTTTTTTGGTTTAAAAGAGAGTGGTTTTGTTTGACTACCTAAGTTAAGTAAAAGCTCACCACCCTTATAGTCCGCAGGATCATTTAGGAATACACTGAAGGTTAACTTACGCTGAAGCCAGCCTGCCGGACCACCCCATTTTTGCTGATTAAGTATATCTGTATGCCAATCGTAATGTCCGTCTACGTCATACTTTGAATATTGAAACCCATCAAATCTTGCCAGCTTTACTTGAAATTTGTCGTAATTAACTCTGGTTGCAACCTCATTCATCCGCTCAAAAATCCACTTCTTATCCTCATCTGGCTGTAACCATACTATGTCAGTAATACGAACCTCGTCATTAGTTTCACCCTCTGGGCTCTCGCGTGAGCCTCCAATAGCACCTCGACTAAATTCTGCAAGCTCACCGTGCTCAATAATTCTATCACAGTCTTCTGGGGCAAAGCATTCGTTAAAAATACAAAATGGCTCGTACGGTGGGACATACAGGTCAATATTTCTCATAATTATCACCTTTAGTTATAAATTACATCACAGGAACCCATCATAATACATATGACAAGATTCACTTTAAAAATGGTTAACTGTTAGCCTATACTAACGTTAGTTGATTATATATTATCTATTGTCACATAGCCACCAGTTGGTACCGTAATGGATATCCCCGCCTCAGTATACGAGACGTTGGTTGTAGTTTGGGCAACCACCGGTGCAAGAGCAGCACTGGCGCCTCCTGGAAATGTTACCCCTTGTATATTGCTGCTACCGCCAGCAGCACCAACGGTGTAATTATCATTACCACCGGTAGCTGGATTAGTACTTGCGTAATTACCACCGGTTATAGGATTATAAGTAGGATTGCCACCGGAATTTGGATTAGTATTTGCGTAATTACCACCAGTTATAGGATTATAAGTAGGATTGCCACCGGAATTTGGATTATAAACACCCGTAGGGTTACCACCTGTTATAGGATTATAAGTAGGATTGCCACCGGAATTTGGATTATAATTACCTGTTGGATTCCCACCGGTTATAGGATTAAAAGTAGCATTACCACCGGAATTTGGATTATAAACACCCGTAGGGTTACCACCAGTTATAGGATTATAAACATAGTTGCCGGGGGTATATACGTCGGCATTAGTAGTTGCGTAATTACCGCCTGAGCTGGGATTAAAGTACTGATCATATTCTGTATGTGTAGTACCGTTTGCGCCAGTAGAGTTTGTTGGGGGATAGCCTGAGGAGGATATTCCTGGAAACTCGTCATAGGATATATAATTATCTTCGAACGCGGCCGGTGGTCCGTTACGTGGATTATACCCAAACCATATGTACCGTGTACCAACTACTGTACCTGGTACAACTGGATTATAATTATCATAACTAGGAGTATAAGAACCAACGTTCATTGTTGAGTAATTGCCGCCACCTACTGCATAAGTATTTTCATTACCATATACAATTGGATTACTACCTAAGGGAGTACCACCCCCATATCCATAAGTATTTTGAGTACCAGGTACAATTGGATTACTACCTAAGGGAGTACCACCACTATATCCATAAGTATTTTCATTACCATATACAACTGGATTACTACCTAAGGGAGTACCACCTCCATACGAATATGTATTAGTATTACCAGGTACAACTGGATTACTACCTAAGGGAGTACCACCTCCATACGAATATGTATTAGTATTACCAGGTACAACTGGATTGGTACTTGCGTACGTAGGATTTGCCCCTGACGCCCCACGACCACCAACCCTTACAACCGTCTTACCGTAAGGGGCAACGTAATTTCCAGGCGCGTTAAACGTGGTGCTGGTTTTTACCCCAACATTAGTTTTTTCTTTTCCAAGCCCGCGAGATAATTTCATTATAAAAACCTATTTAATTAGCATTTATAATTGATAGTGAACCGTAATATACAGAATTTTCGTAGAAAAAAGTCCATATATCTATAGCATTGCCAGTTGTGGTTCTAGAAGGTACAATACCACCTGCCCACTTTATTGTGTTACCAAACGCAAGTGTCCTACCAGCGGTTGCATCATTTACAACCATCATTGTCCAGGAGAAGGAGTCGGTGGATGATGTAAGTACCGGTGGGTTAGTAAAGGTAATAGTTGTATTTGACGAAAGGGTTACTTTAAATATACTCGGATTTCCACCTGTACTGAGATTAATACTTGTAGTGGCGGTGCTTGCAGCTACCGCCTGCACTTGCTCCCTTAAGTGGGGAAGGGTACTGTTACCAATGACTCTTGCCATGATATTAACTCAATTCTTCGTACGAAGCATTAATTTTTAGTACACTTGCAGTACCAGCGGTTGCAACTAAACTTTTATCTTCTTCAAGATAGATTGCAACCGATTTATCTATAACAGCAAGTGAGGTGTTCGGTGCAATACCTACTTGATATATTAGATGGAATGCATTACCGCCACCTGCTGCAACATCATTAACTGATACTGTTACGGTAGCAGTAGATGCTGAATTATTTGCAATAACCAGGTTATTAACTTTTAATACCTTACTGGAGCCGGAGGCATTACTTATGATACTTGTAGCAGCAGTGGTGGTGAGGGAGCTAAGCTGGTGCTTGGCAGTAATATTTGCTACGTTAACGATATTGGGAGCGGTCATTTAATTTTCCTTGATGACATTAGTTGTATATTTATCCACCGAATACCATTGCCATCGCAATAGCCTTACCTGTTGATGCTCCACCCACCACCGAGGCGACAGGAAGCCCTGTGGCATTAGTTAATACCAAATAACTAGGTGTACCGATATTAGGAGTTACCAGAACTGGGCTATTACTGAATACAATATTACCTGTACCAGTTTCATCAGTAATAATCGAAATAAGTTGTGCAGATGTGGTTGTTCCAAACTGGCTTAAATTACCACTTTTAATAGAGTTAATTGCAACAACAATGTTACCATTGGCTGTGGTTGTGAGGTTGGAGATCACCCCTACGTTACTATTAATAGTATTACCAAACGTATTAAGGGCAGTAAAGTTATTATCAACCTCGTGATTGGTAAGAGGTACCCCTGTTGGGACTCTAAGTGTTAATGTAGCTGCCATTTGTTTTTAAACCTTTTTTTGATCGATTTTATGAAATAGTAAACCAAGAAGTTCTTTTATTTCATGCATCTCTTCTCTTAAATTATTTATCTCTTCCCGAGTTGTGGAATTAACTTGAGACATATTTTCTCTAAAATGTTTTTCAGCCTGATATGCTTTAAAACTATCAGAATCTTGCATAATTATAGCCTTGCTGTGAGAATCTCTCACCAACCCAGGGTGGCCTTCAACCTTTAACTTCATGCTAACATAATCACTCTGAGGTTCTTACACTTTGGAATATCCGCTGAGTCATCAGATAGTAATACAATTTTAAATACGGCTGAGGAGAATGGAATCAAGCTATCAACTTGTCCTGTAATTTCGGTATATTCACCACTTAAAGAATCTGGTATATCCAGACCTGTTAATTCAGTGTATTCTTTGGTATTAAGATTAATGGATTCACCAGTAAGCTTTGTCTTGTAATAAACTTTTACGTAAGCATTAGCAGGTTTTGCAACATCTAATCTGAAGTTAATCGAGGTGGATGGATTAACCAAATCAACCTGTTTGGTTATGTATTTGGCAAGAGCAGTGCCACCAGTAGCAGCTTCTTCAGCAATAAAACTACGGCCGTTTGTAATACTAATTACGTTACCAGCGGATGCTGTTGTAATAGTACCTGCAACTAAAATATTTGCGCCTGCATCTACTACATCTAATACTCTAAACACCCCGCTATTAGCAGTTGTATTGGACACTGTTATTGTAGTTCCCTTTACAATGCCAGAAACATTTGCTTTATCCGCTGTTGATACTATGCTGATATAACCGGTTGTGGTTGAGGCGTTTGTAAAAAATATTGCAGCACTGTTGGCAACGGTAACAATATCTGCTGTAAGATTTTCAGAAGAATAAGAAGGATTATTAACTTGATTTTTAATAAACACTGCCGATAATTGTTCCATATCAACTATTGGAGATAGACTACCTGAAGTGTTATTCAAGGTCAGTCTCAATGTAAGTGGTCTTGCACCAGATAGATTATTAGTTACATTCACAGCACTGGGGATAGAGGCTGTAGTAAGTAACTCTGTAGTACCAGCACCGCTAAGTTGAGTAAATGATGTTTGAGGTGTGTACCCCTTATCAACACCCTTGATACTGAGAACTGAAGAGGTACTTGCAAATTCAAGAGCTGATATTGCAGGGTATATAGCATCAAATAGGAAGTCCTGTTGAGCGACCACCCCTGTACCCCCATCTCTTACGATTGTAGTATTAGTAGAGGCCGCTGGCATAATAATAGTATAGGAGTTAGGTTTAACATTTGACACTGTAAACGCAACATTATCAATTGTGGCAACGTTAATACCGCGAATATTACCGCTGTTTACAACCGCTATTTTGGAACCATCTCCCTTTATATTACGAATCTTAACTGTTGACCCATTAACAAAACCATTGCTAGGGTGGTATACTTTTAAAACACTACTGGTTGGGTAAAATTCTAATGGGTCAATATCAAGGACTGCATTCTGATATTCATCCGCATCAATTTCAAAGTCAATAGTAGCAGGAGTATTACTTGTAAATTGAGCGTTGTATAGTCTAAATTTAAGATCTTGACTCTGATTAGCTTCCCACGATGATGCGTTTTGTGATTTAAATAAGACACCCACAAACGGTTGATCGTTAATTACTCTACCAGTATTAATATCTGTCTCACCTACCTGTGAAATCCAAACTCTATAATTGATAGAACTGGTTAGAAGGACTATCGCATACTCGCCTGGCTCAAGATAAACTAAGCCATCAAAAGCTAGATAGGTTGCAACAGTACCGTCTTCAGTAGTGGTAATTTCAGCTGGTGTAACGACTCTTCTTGAGAATGGAACGACTACTTGAGATGGTGATCCGTTAACAACTGTACGCAATTCAACATACATTGGTGCACTGGTATCTTTTGCATAAAAGAATAAGTCAACACCTGTCATAATCGTAGGATTACCAGACACAATGAATGTTTGAGCCAGCGGATCCTTTGCCCAACAATCCCTTGCAGTAGTTTGGCCTGCAGGAGAAGTTACAGCTATTTTTGCAGTAGCACGATCGGGGTTTGCATTTACTGCTGCAACTATCTCGGCAATACTATCTCCTGACCCTACTGGGCCCCAGGCTTCCCCTGTACCTGTTTTTGCAGGAATTGCAGAGTCAGCTAACAATGCTACCGTAAGTTGAGCAGCAGTATAAGATATAGCTTGTGCGGTTGTACTACCAACATTGGTCCAGTCAGCAATTAATCCTTTAGATGTATTTTCCTTATTAGCGACTGTTGTTTCACAAACAGTTTTGATAGCGTTGTAAGCAGCAAGCGTTGCAGTCTTATCGTCTGGGGTCATAGTTGCAGAGACTGCATCCCAAGTCGCGATAATATTTTTACCATCAATACCCCTACCATCTGCTTGTATGAAACTTGCTAAAATTGTTTTACCAGCACCGCTAAGTGCAGCTAACGAGGTAGAAATGGTTGAGAAATTACCCTGCTTTACAAAGGCAGCAGTACCTTTTTCATCAGGCATCTTACCAAGTGCTCCTCCGTATATAATATCGGCATACGTAAGACCTGGGGTTGGTGTTGCTGCTTGTTCTTCTTCTGTATTGTCATCACCCCCACCATCCTCTTCACCTCCGCCACTACCACCACCACCACCACCAGCTACAGGTGGTTCAACATAAGATGATGCACGGCGATCAAAAACTGCTTCAGCAGTTGTATACCCATTTCTTGTTGAAATAATCTGATTTTGTAATGTCTTCAGTTGACCAGATGTACTGAATTTTGCTTCAGCTGCCGTCTCACTATCATTTCCATTTGTAGGTGAGTCTGTAAGTCTAAAGATTTTTTCACCAGTAGAGAAGTTAAAGCGGGATGCATCATAAGCAAATGTCCCGTTTACAACACCAGCAGCATCAGTAAAGATATTACCTTTGTTAGTAATGTATCCTGCTAGGAAGGAATTAGCCTGAGCAGCAACGTTACCGGTTACAGTTGTACCTGTTGTAAAGTCTGTTACTTTATAATTTTCAAAATAAACTTGTACCTTAGTATTAGGCTTCATTCCGGTACCAGTAAAATTAATGCTTACATTTCGCATCTTTGGTATTACTGTCTGGCTGATCTGTACATCATTGTTTGTAACAGTATCAATGGACTGCTTTACATCAAATGTAGTCCCCTGTCTTTCATCAACATACGATCCACCATAAAAATTTGTTAACCATGATCCCCATACGGTACCATATTGACCAGAAGATTGAGCAGATGAAAGTAATGTGCTATAATTGCCCTCTTTATCAATATGTACTTCAGGTACTCTTGTTGTATCAAACCACACATCTGATGGGGGATCTAAGACAATTGAGCCTGTGTAGCTAACGACACTGAAAGGATTAATATTTTCTACTCTAGAAGCAACGTTACATTCAACAAATATATTACTTGAGTAATTTAATGTAGCAATATTTCCTGTAATAGCATAATTATTTGATGTTCTTTGACCGGTTGTAGTAGAAATTTCTTTAAGTCTAAAATTCCTTTGTTCAAACTGTGGTCGCAAAACACCATTGGTAAAATCCATTGATATCTTATAGTCTGTATCTAGTGCATTACCAACCTTATGACCGGTAAAGTTATCGACAACAAATCCATTTTTGAATCTATCAAAGCCAAGAGTATCTTTAACCTGATATAAGGATGTGTCTGTTTCTAACAATGAAAGTGTAGTATAGTATTCAAGTGTTTTAATTCGATTTTCAAGTCTACCTATATCCTTCATCGTATAACGCCTGTTATCCACAACCGTTACATTAATGTCATTCTTCACATCAAACACGTAAGGCTTCTGCGCAAGGATGAATAGTGCTATTGAGTTTTGAGGTGTTGCAGGCTCTTGAGGGGTAAGGGAGCTAACTCCTCGTATAGAGGAGATTTCACCAGCTGAATTTAAAACAATTTTATCTGTTCTAGGTAAGTAGTAGCTATAGTCGGTAAGAACATCGACGCTTTGATCTAAGAATTCAGATGGACTTGTAAACGTTGTCCCATTTGTATCCATTCTAGGCCTAAAGTCTAAACAGTCTCTTAGCTGGTATGTCTTAGCACCCGAGGTAAATGTTGGTATATCTTTATAATCAATATCACTATACGAGTTAACGGAGAAATAATCACCGCTAGAGTGGGTAAAGTAATCAAAGGTAATTCTTACAGGCCCAATTGGAGTAGGTTGTCCAGGCTTTAGTACAGCCTTACCAACAGCGTAATGTGAAGCTCTTTGACCATTATCAATAGTATAACGTGAGGTGATATCTATTGCATTGGTTTCAAGATAGGCTGTACCAAATGCATTAGATGACATTTTTATATTAGATACAGCGTAGATATCTGCTTGACCAAGGGATAACACTGTTGCAGTTGCAGTAATGTTGCTTGTAAAGTCTACAGTAGAACTTAGTACAATTGTCTTTGTTTTCTTATCTGCAGCAGAGTTTGTCTTTGCTACTGTAGCAATAATTCGTACATCGTTTGAACCTAACCCACCACCGAGTGCAAATGAAGCGATCTTACCTGTTGGGGAACCTGACCGAGTAATCTTACCTGTAAGATCAATATATGATCCATCGGTCTTATTTACAACAGTGTAGCTGGTTGCTGCATAAGGAGCAAACACTTCATCTGTTCCTGCTGTTATAGATACATTACCTACACTTAACGTTCTATCATATATACGCTTTGTATGGAATGATGTTTCAACGTTAGTTGGGTCAACTGTTTTAATTGTAGAGAATGGGAATTCAAACAAATAAGTTGGATCATTCTCCAATGAAGTATTTGTTATAACAGCAGTATGTTTTGATGCGCTAATTCCAGCAATATTGCCGACCAAATTTGCACCAGCATAAACTGTCGTATCACTCACAACGTAACTAATAATAGAAACATTACCATTGATAGTTACATAGTCATTAGCTCTTAGATCTGTATTAAACTTTGTACCAATACCTGTAATAATATTGCTAGCATTTGTAGTGGAAACAGTACCAGTAATGGTGGCAAGAGTTGGTGAGATGTTGGATGTAAAATCTACGAACCCGGCGTTGTTATAATATACATGCTTAACATCTTTAGTAAAAGAATAGCCGGTAAGCATATTAATATCAAAGAGGTAGGCTGTATAGTTTGTACCAGAAATGTATTCAATAGCACGAATTCGCGCCGTACCTACTTTTGTACCAGAGGTGCTTCCTGATGTAGTCGTATATCGGTTATAGAGGTCAACAGTATCAAGTGTAGCTAGATCAGGGATGGAGTATGGGTTTGAAAGTGTTATGTAATTACCAATTAGGGTAGACACGGTACTGTTATTAACTTCAACAAAGTCTCTAGCTTTTGTGCTGGCTACATATTTGGTTTTAATATTCTCTAACTCATACCCAAGCACGTATGCTTTTCCAGGAGAAATAACGCTGGCGATTAGACTTGAGTTACCACCACCATTTGCAGAATAGAGACCATCTCGTACACCTGTAGTTGTTGTTCTTAAATGTTCAATATTTTCAAGATTATATTGTTTAACTACATAATTACCCGATTCATCAAATGTTCTACGAGCAAGAGTATCACCAAGGACGTTGTACTCTGAAACTAGTTTTTGATATATTGTTACACCATCTTCTATTCTCGAGAGCTCTACATAGTTGCTGTCAGCTGTACTGGCTTCAGGAAACGTTCTTGCTTGAAGGGATAGCCCAATATGATAACGGTCTGAGCCAGGTGCAAAATAATTATAAGAGCCAACAGCAGGATCTAGTAATGCATCACTTTCATCCGATGTTATAATATCTTCTGTAATTAAAAAGCCAACAGATTGACTGGGACTGTCACTATACTTGGAAATAATTATTGTTTCATCTGCAAAGTATACAAAAGCACCCTTAATAAAAATAACACCTGCCGCCACAGCGAATGAAACACCCTTACCGGTAGCAGAAGAGGCTGCAGCTTGAAGTGTTGTAGTACTATTAGTTCCGTATGTAAACGATAAAACTTCTCCATTAGCAAATACTGCAGTTTCTTTATCTGTACCTGAACCCGTGTACTTAACGTAAATGGTGGATGGGTCTGTAGTGGTTGCAACCGCGTAATTTACAACCCGTGCTGTTACACCTGTTGTTTGACCTGTTACAATGGCTCCAACCAGATCAACTATCATTTCATCCGAATTGGTGGTGTTGTATGTATCGGTTAGTTTTACGTAGCTGTAAAACTTATCAAACATTTGTTGGCCGGGAATAACTACCGATCCCTCTTTAAATATATTCTGACCAAATCTAGCAATTTGATTTTGGAGAATTGTCTGAAGTTGTGTTAGCTCTCTGGCTTGAACAGCTGCGCCCGGTTTAAATAATATACGATGGAAGTTATCGCTTTCAGCGAAATCATCGTAGTACGGGCTGGTATTGAAATTAATTGCCATCTTTTACCTATTATAATTTTATTACTGTTCTTAACTTTACAAGCTGTTCATCACTGTAGCTTACCGCTGTTCTATTATCCACGTACAGCAACTCACCACTGAACTTATTTATAGTGGGGTGTCTATCTATTGATACAACAGTGTAGTCAATATTAGTAATAACATCATTTAGTACATCATCTTCTTGTGGAATATAGTTGTTTTTAGAATTAAGTAAAATTTGATTTGTAGTTGTAACAGTTTCAATTACATCAAATTCTCTAGATGTATCACTAGCTAGTTGCAGAACTGTATCTCTAGCTAGAGAGCCAACCGAATTAACTGATATTAAAAAGCTTGAACTACCTGTAATATTTGCAAATATCTTAGAATTAGAATATTGGGTTACATCTTTAATAACACCAAACTGCCTGTAATCATTTACAATAGAAATGCCTTGATTTTTTTCATCATTAATAGTTGAAAACAACATAATAGCATCAGCAAATAACTCTCTAACAGGATTAAGCCCATGGCCCCCGGCAGGTGAAAGAATAGCTGTAACATTAGCATTACCGCTTCCTGCTGAACCTGTTAGGGTAACATCTGCAAATGTGTACCCCGATCCTGGGTTAGTTACAGTAATTGAACTTATAGTATTATTATAGATAACTGGTGTACCCACAAATCCACTTCCATCTCCTGTTAGGGAAATAGATGCTGTGGTGTAATTATTACCTGCAGCCGTTACTCTCAAAGCGTGAATAGCTCCGTCTACTGCAGACAACTCTACAGTACTTTGCTGAGTATTTAAATCCCCGGTTGATAAATCAACATAAGCGTTAGCACCTGTACCATCACCTACAATTTGAACATCAAGGTATGTATAACCACTGCCTCTAGATTCAATAATTATATCTTCAACTTGACCTGCGG